ATGAGTACATTAACAGAGCCAAAAAAAACAGCACAAGACTGGCATAGAGCCGACATTATTGCTGCGTTACATAAGGCTGGTTGGTCGTTACGCCAGCTTTCATTACAACACGGTTATAGCCAAGCCAGCACATTAAAGAATGCCCTTGATAGACCGTGGCGAAAAGGCGAACAAATCATTGCAGATGCAATCGGTGTACCGCCTGAAGAAATTTGGGCTGGGCGATTTGCTCAGCGTAGCCTTAAAAAATTCGCTGAGAGAACGCTCTAAGGAGCTTTTATGAGTGAAAACAACTTAAAAACGCACTACTCAGCCAAAGAATTATTACTTTTAAGTTTAACCTGTTTACCGAATTCGGTGCAAGGAATTATTTATCAAGCTAAAAAACAACTTTGGGAAACTCGTAAAAGAGTTGGTCAAGGTGGCGGGAATGAATACGAGCTTAGTTCAATGCCCGAAGCCGTCCAAACCGAAATCCGCTCACGTTTTGCGGTGGCGGTGGTGGAAAGTAAGCCGAAAAAATTACCTGCGGTGAAAGCCGAGGTGGATTTGGCGAACTTGACAACCAAACAGCGTGAGATTGCTGATGCTCGCATAGGGCTGATCCAGTATGTGTTGGATTTGGAGCAATCAATGAGCCGAATTAAAGCGGTCACTTATGTTTGCGAACTTGCAAAAAGTGGCAGATTGCCTCCGCATCTTGCGGTGTTGGTTGAAACGGCTAACGCTAAAAAATCGAAAAAACGGACAGTAAGCGTTCGTACTTTAAATGGCTGGGTTGTGGATTACTGCAAGGCGACAAGCGTTGAGCAACGGTTAAAACTTTTTGCCCCACTCGTAAGGCAAGAAGTTAAGGCAGAAGAAATTTGGTGGCTTTCTTGGTTGTTGGGGATTTACCGTCAGAAGAATGCGTTAAGCGTGCAAGAAAGTTACCGCTACTTTGAAGCGGAGTGGGTTGAACGGTATGCCGACAATCCGATGATGTTAGAGGCAATGCCTAATATCAGCAAAGTAAGACGAGCAATGGCGAAGTTGCCGATCCATATCTTAGAGAAAGGTCGCTTAAGTGGCTCGAAATATAAGCAGTTATTGCCTTATGTGATGCGTGATTGGTCGCCATTTGTGGCAAATGATATTTGGATTGGTGATGGTCACTCGCTGAAATTAAAAGTTGCCCACCCTGTACACGGCAGACCGTTTACCCCTGAGCTGACAATGATTGTTGATGGGGCAAGTCGAAAAATCGTGGGCTGGTCGCTGTCGTTGAGTGAAAACGCTTTTGCGGTGCTAGATGCGTTACGACACGGTATTGCGACACACGGTGTGCCAGCGATTTATTACTCCGATAACGGTGGTGGTGAGAAAAATAAAATACTTGATGCAGAAGTCACAGGGATTTTACCACGTTTCTCTATCCACCACGCAACAGGGATTGCAGGTAATCCGCAAGGGCGTGGGATTATTGAGCGGTTAAATAAGACGGTAGGTTTACGAATTGCAGAGCGATTTGAAACTTACTACGGCAAAAATGCCGATCCTGAAGCCACTCGTAAGATGTTGGCTAGACAGTTGGCGTATGCGAATGCAAAAAATGGCAAGGAACTGACCGCTTTGCAGAAGAAAGCTCGCAGAGAGTTGCCAAGTTGGGAAGAGTTGAAGGCAGTTATTCAAGAAGTGATTGATTGGTACAACAATGAACACGTTCACAGTGAAATTCGCTGTACGCCAGCGGTGAAATACCAACGAGTGACCGACATTGAAAAAGTGGTGTGGTTGAGCGATGTGGAATTAAGGGATATTCAACGTCCTGAATTTATCCGCACAACGAATAGAGGCTTGATTGAGTGGAACAATCATAAGTATTTCAGCTTGAATTTGTTGGATTACCAAGGGGAAGAAGTTGTTATCGGGGTGGATATTCACGATCCGATGTGGGTGCAGGTGCGAACCAAAGACGGACGGTTTATCTGCAATGCCGAGTTTGAAGGGAATAAACGAGATGCGTTTCCGCAGTCCTTTGTTGAGCAGAAGCGTGAGGAGCGAGCAAAAGGCAGACTTAAACGGAAAGAGCAACAAGTGGCAGAAATTATGGCAGAGCGTAATCCTGTTATTACGATTGAACACCAGCAAAGCGAGTTAATAACCACAAGTTATCAACCAAAACGAGAAAAAGTGTCTGTTCGTCCTATTTTTACCAGTGTGGTAGAGAGGGAGGAGTGGGAGAAGAAACAAGCATTAATTGAAGCCGTAGGCTAAGGGGAAATAATGAAGAAAAGTGAATTATTAAAACAGTTTCAACGTGAAGAACAGTTAAACGTTGAGCGTAAAAAGGTGCGTGAGGCAAGACGTGCGGAGTTAAATGCACCTTTAAATAATAGGGCGACCTGTTTAGTTGAGTTTAATGGAGTGGCTTTTGAGCTTTTTCTTGAAGTTCGCAAACTTGCTCCATTAAAGGCAAATACAGATCGTCCGCTACTTGAGAAAGTGTATCAAGCGTTTGCGAATCCACACCTTCCGCCTCAAGTAGATCCAGTTGCATATCAACAACATTTGAAAAATCACTTAGGGCTTGCTCTGCAATCTCTGGTGATAGGGTTGCTAATTGGCGAAATAGAGAGTGAACAAGCTCAGACTGAATACCTTGTATCCCAGTTAGCAAAACGAGGAGTGAATGTAGCTCTGATTTAGTGAGTTTATTAAGGTCAGGTGGAGTTTTAAGCATAACGAAGCCTGTTGATGAAAAAAGAGACTTTGATTATAGGAAATAAGCGATGAAAAACCAACTATTAAAAGATTATATGGAACGCACCAAAATTGGGCAAAAAGAGGTTGCAAATAAATTAGGCGTGTCGATTGCTACGGTGAGTTTGTATTTGAGGGGTGAGTATGACGGCAATGTTGAAGAGTTGAATATTAAGGTGGAGCAGTTTTTGGCTCGCCAAAAAGACAAGGTGCTTGAGTATAAGGTGAGTGCAGAGTTTGTGCCGACTTTTACTGCTCGTCAGATTATGGCAACTATTCAAGAGGCTCACATTGAAGGTGATATGTGTGCAGTGTATGGCGCATCAGGTTTGGGTAAAACGCAAGCGGTGTTGCAGTATGCGAAAGAGAATACAGGGGTAATTTTAATTGAGACCAATATGAGCTACACCGCAAAAGTGCTGTTGCAGAAAATCAGTGAAAAACTGAATTTAAACAACCGAGGTACGCTTGATCAGCTGTTTGATGGGATTGTGGCAAGGTTAAAGGGTAGTGAACGGGTCATTATCATTGATGAGGCGGAGAATTTACCTACTCGCTCGTTGGAGTTTATTCGCCGTATCCACGATGCAACTAAAGTGGGTGTTGCATTGGTTGGGACTGAGCGTTTGTTAATTAACTTAAAAGGCAGGCATAACGATTTAGCTCAAGTGTATAACCGCATTTGGCGAACGAGTTCCCTTGGTAATGCGTTACCTGAAAAGGATTTGCATTTATTGACAGAAAGAGCATTGAACACAGGGGAATATAACGAGTTATTTTTTAAACATAGTCAAGGTAATGCGAGACGTTTGAACAAGTTGATTCGTGGTGTGGTGCGGTTAAGTCATATCAATGAATGTCAAATTGATGAACGGTTGATTAAAGAGTATACCAAGATGTTGATTGGTTAGGTGGCAAATGAGATACCGTCAGATCTATGCGGCGTATCGTGGCGAAGAGAATGTGGCTGACGGTACAGCCGAAGAGTTAGCAATCAAGTTAGGGGTGACAGCAAAAACGGTGCGGAAATGGTCCACGCCGAGCTATCACCGAAGAAATAAAGGGCAACGGGTGATCGTTGTGAAGTTGGGAAAAGAAAAGGTGGTGTGAGATGGCACGCACAATTAATAGAGCAAATCAGATGGCGGTGAAGTATTTACGCCAAACACAAAAGGCGATTGGGCATATCAATGCGTTAGGTTTTACGGTGTTGATGATTGATTTTACGAAGATTAAACCACGAATCAAAGTGGATATTGCAGGTAATGAGGGGGTGGCAAGAGCGTTAATTGAGTCAAGAAAAGCACACTGGTATGCCCAAGGGCATAGCGAAGATTTAGGTATATGGAAAGGTTACTACACGATGATTGAAGGAATTAGAGTGTGGTGGGAAGCGAAAGTTTAGGAGTTAAGAAAATGGCAAAACAACCCACAAAAACCCGAGTAAAACAACCGGCAAAACTGCGTTTTACCACGGAAGAGCAAGTGCAAAGTGCGATTAAAGAGATCGGGGATTTAAGTCGTGAACATACCCGTTTAACGACGGAGATGAACGACATTATCGCTGATACCAGTGAGCGTTACGCCCCTGAGTTGAAACGTTTACAGGCAGAGATTGAGCCGTTACAGCAAGCGGTGCAGGAATACTGTGAAGCTCACCGTGATGAGTTGACGGAAAACGGCAAGAGTAAAACCGCTAACTTTGTGACAGGCGAAGTGCAATGGCGACAACGACCGCCGTCGGTGGCAATTCGTGGAGCAGATGCGGTGCTTGAGTTTATGCAGCGTATGGGCTTTGACCGCTTTATTCGTACCAAAAACGAGATCAACAAAGAAGCCCTACTGCTTGAGCCTGAAGTTGCCAAAGGGATTGCTGGCGTGACGATTAAGCAAGGTGTGGAAGATTTTGTGATTAAGCCGTTTGAGCAGGAGGCCTAAAGCCCATTTAAACGCTCTTTAAATCTCCCCCTAACCCCCTCTTTGTCAAAGAGGGGGAACGGTGAAAGGGGCGTTAATAATGTGTTTTAACCATAAGGGGATACAAATGAAAAAGAAACCAGATGCACTCCAGCGTGAGCGGTTTAAGTATTTTAGTGAGCTTGCTTCGACACTTGAGCGTGAAGGCAAGTATTTACAGGCAGGCGATGCGTGGGATAAGGCGTTAAACTTTGCGACGAATCCACTTAATCAAAAGTGGTGCGAAAGCCGTTGTGAATATTGTAATAAAAGAAGCTAAGGGGTAAATGATGACCGATAGCGAAAAATGGCAAATAAAAGACCGCTTGTATGACTTGATTGAGAAGATACAAGGGGCGACGGAATTAGTCGAAATGGGCGATTTGGCACTGGCTGGCGTGGTTTTGATGGACGTGGCTGGGCAGATTCAGCGGGTGAAGCTTAAATTATCACACACTAACTAATCATCGGAGGAAATATGGGAAAAACTTATTTTTATGACTACTGGTACGACAAAGATGACATTGATTATGACGATCTGAAGCGTGAAGATTGTAAACAATTTACAGCCGACATTGAAAAAGAAGAGTTATCGGCTATGGCGGAAGGAATTTCTGCAATTATTATCCGTGAGCTTCGGGACAATAATTGGGGCGAATTTGGCGAAGGTGACGAGCTTTATATCGCTTTTAAAGAACAAGGTGCTGACAATGTTATGTTGTATAAGATTAAAGAAGTAATGGTGCCGTCCTATGTTGCGGAAGAGTTAGTAGGAGAAAATGATGAGTAATGTTGAGTTTAGATTTTTTAAGGGTGATATGTCAGTAGAACCACTTAAGACGATTGACGAAAACTGGCAAAACTTGCGAGAAGTACGCAATCAAAAACTTGAGGAAATTTTTGCAACAATACCTTTTTATAATGGCTGGTGTGGTAGCGAAACATCTATGTATGGGATTGTTTGCGATGACGATAGTCCCGCATTAAACGATGTGAAAAGTATGAAAGGTTACAAAATTGAGCGGTATAAAGGGAAAAATGTCATAAAACCTGATCGTCGTTACAAAGCAGGTAAGGAGTTAGATAAAAAATTACGACAATGTCGAGAAATTCTTAATGAAGCTCCTGATTTTTCCAATTATAGCTTAAAACAACTTGGTTTATCCTGTTGGGTTAGTTATGGGACAAATCTTTATATTGCGGTAGCTGGTATTGCTAATGGGCAATATATCGCAAAAATCCCTGTAAAAGGGGAAGATTGTGATCTTGATGATTTCCCAAAAGTACCAGATTACTTAGTCGAAATTAAAGAAAGTGAGTTTTTGGCATTGCAGGGGAAATAAAATGAACAAAATGCAACAACAAATAATTGAATGGCTGGCTGATGGTGAGACAGGGTTAAGTAGTAAAACAATGGCGTTTGTAGTTGGCTTTGATGTGGTACCAAAACGAGTATGTTATCCACAAGATCCTGCGGATTTAAGGCGTTGTATGCAATTACTGACTGTCGCTCCAGCAATGCGAAATCATTTGAGTAAGTTAACGTCTATCTGTCCTGTTTGGGCGGAAATTATCAAAAATTGGGCAGAATTGGAAGCAACTTATAATCAAGAAATTACAAAGGATCTAATGCCAAAGACTTATTCCTTATTGCAGAAATATGCAGAGCAAGACAAAAAACGTGTTGTTATAGGAAATGGTGTTTCAATTAGATTGAGCTAATTCAAAAACAAGGAGGAAACTATGTAATCACTAAAAAACCACTCACACCGCCCCACACTATTTTTATCGGCAGAGCCTAATGAAATTGTGAAATGCACTTGGGGCGGTGGTTGAGAGAATAGAGATAAACGACAGCGTTTATCTCTGTTTTCTTAGGGAGGTACAAAATGAAATTGTGTCGTTGCCCGATTTGTCACTCAGATTTAACGCTGGAGGCGTTAGTTGAAGATGATGCTGGGCGAGAGTTACTTAAAACGATCACCGAAATGACCGCTGGTTGTGGTCGTCCTGCGGTGGCATATTTGGGGCTGTTTAAACCTGCAAAAAGTAGTTTAAGCAATGGGCGTGCATTGCGGATTTTGCAAAGTTTGTTAGAGCTTTACCCTTGCTCTAATGTTTTGGCAAAAGCGTTGGCAGATACGGTTGAGCAGGTGCGACGCAATCGTCGTGAGAATGGCAAATTTGAGCCGTTGAACAGTCATAATTACCTGAAAAAAGTGTATGAAAGCGTGAAGCCTCAGTTTGCGGTGGTTAGAACGGAAGAAAATAATCAGGTGCTTTCGGGTGAAGAAGCACAGGAAAGGGCAAAAAGTGATAATCGAACAGCGAATATTCAATACATTGATCGCTTAGTTCGTTTAAGGGGTGAAGAGGAATGTGTAAATTTACACGGCTTTGCGGATTGGAAACAGTGGCAACAGGAGAAAGAGAATGTACGCACAAACTCGTAAGCAGATGATACAGAAAATCCATATTGGAAAGAGCGAGCTGAAGATGAGTGATGAAGCCTATAAGCTCTTTTTAATGGAGTTGGTAGATAAACCTAGTTGTTCGATGATGACTGACCCTGAGTTGATGATAGTGTTGCAAGGTATGCGTGCCAAAGGGTTTAAGGTGAAATCGAAACAATATGGTAAACGCCCGACAGCCAGTAATGCAGATGAGGTGCGTCAAAGTTATATTAGAAAGATTGAAGCCTTTATTGCTAGTAGTGGTAAGTCTTGGCATTATGTTCACGCTATCTGCAAGCGGTCGTTTGGTATTGAGCGTTTGCAATGGTGTACGACAGACCAGATTTTTAAAATTGTGCAGATGTTAGCGGTGAATGCCCATCGAAATGGGCGAAGAACCTGATATTTACAAAATTTTTTGCATAGCCCTGATTTATTCGGGGCTTTTTTGTGGTAGTCTTTTTACAATATTTCATCAATCTCAAGGGAGTAAAACCATGAAAAAATTAATTCCTACTTTACTTCTTGTTGCTTCAGTATCTGCATTTGGGGCGACAGAAAAAGCTCAAAAAGAAATTGCAGAAGCAATCGCAACAGGCGAATATCAAAAATTAAGAAATGTAGCTTATAGCATGGAGTCTGGAACGTTTGGGCATGATGAAAATCCTTTAGCAGCTTGTGCATTGCGTAGAGTTATTTTGTTGGTAAATTCATCTCAAGTAGATGTTACAGATTATAACAACGAAGCTATTGCATGTAGAAAAATACAGGTTACAGATAACCAACAAGCTTGGGAAACCGCTTTTTCTATTGCCAAAGCGATCAGTGCTAAAAAGAAATAGTAATAACCTTTCAAGAGCATTTATACCCCGCACGCAAGCGTACGGGGTTACGCATAATTGAGCCACGCTGTGGCTCTTTTTGTTTTTACAAGCGGTCTTTTTTTATAAATTTTTTTGCAAAAATGTTCACACTTTTGAAAAACGTGCCTGACAATACCTCATTAATCAGTCTGAAATGGAGGGGTTATGTGTGAGTTTGAAAATGTTGAAGAGTATTTGCCTGATAGCGTTAGAGAGATTGTGGCGGTGATTGGATTGCCTGCGACGGAGAAATTTGTTAAAGCCTTTGGGGGCTTTTCGTTTCAGTTCTCAAAGTCTGCTAAGTATTTTGATAAATTGCGTGAGGTGTTGGGGCAAGAAGATGCAGTAAAACTGCAAAGTTATATGCAAGTGGGTGAAGTTTATATTCCTCGCTGTGAAACGGCATTGCGGATTTTGCGAAATCAACAGCTTTATGCGGATTTTTGCCATTTGACCGAAACGGAAAAGTTAAGTGGGCGAATGGCGATAATGCGACTTTGTCAAAAATATCAAATTTGTGATCGCACTGCGTGGGAGGTTGTGCGGTATTATCAGCGTTATAAAGCCGTGTCTCAGTCAGCCTTGTTTTAGTGTGGAAAGCCTTCCCATACTCTCTTTACTCTCAATTCTTTAAAGTCTCTTTAAGTATCACTTAAAGAGGCTTTTTTTATGACCTTTCCTATTAGAAAAATCGTAATCCATTGTTCCGCTACTCGTAATGGTAAAAGTTTAAAGCAATCGGGCAAATCATCTGCTGAAGTGATTGACAGTTGGCATAAGCAACGAGGCTTTAAGCGACTGGCGGGGGCGGTGAAAACCTTTAATGCTCACCTTGAACACCTTGGTTATCACTTTGTGATTGATGTGGACGGAACTGTTGAAACGGGTCGTCAGGTTGGTGAAATGGGGGCGCACGTCAAAGGTCACAATCTTCACTCTGTCGGGATTTGTGTGGTGGGCGGTATTACGGCAAGTGGTAAAAATCATGCTGAATTTACCGAAGCACAATGGCACGCTCTGCACCGTTTACTGCGTGAGCTTGAAGCGAAATACCCGAATGCGAAGATTTATGGGCATCGGGATTTAAGTCCTGATCGTAATGGTGATGGCACTATTGCCCCGAATGAGTGGGTGAAAGATTGCCCTTGCTTTGATGTGTGGGCGTGGTTGGATAGTGAAGAAGTTGTGAATGTGGGGCATTTATTTAGATAAATCTCCCCCTAGCCCCCTCTTTGTCAAAGAGGGGGAATGATATAGAGGAACAAAAATGAAATTTAAAGAATTAATTACCAACGATAACGGACGCTTATCAACAACGGCTTTCATTCAGTTTTTCGGGGCGTTGCTAATGGCTGGGATTTTGGCTTATTCGGTTTACTTAGACCGTGCGAATGTTGCGGAGTTGTTTACGGTTTTTGCTTTATTTTGCGGTGGTGGCGTGGCGACAAAAGGCTTTGCTAATGCAATAGGCGGTAAACGCCAAGGAGAAAGCGAATGATGACTGTAAAAATAGTTACTATTGTTTTATTTATTGCGTCCTGTGCTTTGTTTTGGCTTTGGTTAAAAGTTGAAAAGGCTGAAGAGCGTAATCGGAAGTTACAAGCAGAAAATCAACAACAAGCGAGCAAAATTCAGGCTCAAAAAACGGAGATCAAAAATGTACAAATTAAGCAGAAAAATCACGATGATGTTAAGCGTAGCGATGCTTCCACTGTTGATCAGCAGTTGCACGCCAACGGTTACTTCCGTGACGACGACAGGTTGCACGGCGTTCGGGCTGATTTACCCAAGTCGTCAGGATACGACGGAGACGAAGCGTCAAGTGCTGGCACACAATCTGACTTATGAGGAGATTTGTAATGGTAAGACTATTCAAAAAGCTCCGTAGCTGGTGGCGTGAGCGTGTTTTTAGAAAACAGAAGCCAGCTGTGGCAACTCGTCGTGATTTGTTAAAAATGGCAGTAAAACAAGGTAATCAATCCCCTGTCGGTCGAGCAAAACGGGGGCGTTATGATTGATGAGAAGCTGTTTCAGATGTTGGTCTCTTTTGTGGTTGCTCCCCTTGTTGCTTTTAGTGCCAAGGTAATTTTTGACCGAATTAACCGCAATGAACAAAGTGTTAAAGAGTTGAAGCAAGAAATTGAGCAAAAATATCAATCTAAGGAGCTGGCTCAAGAAGTCAATAAGGGCTTAAAAGAAAAACTAGATGATATTTTGGAAGGGCTAAAAGAAGTTAATCAAAAATTAGATAAAAAAGCGGACAAGCAATGAGTCGCAGAAAGCAAAAACAGACAGATTCGGAAAAATTAGACCTGATTTTAGAAGCGGTTACGTCTGCAAATGAGAAGATTGATTCGCAAAATGAGCGAATTGATGCCTTGCAGAAAGAAGTCCACGCTACGAAGAAATTAGTTGATGATATGGCTCGTAAAAATCGCCGTGATGCAGTGATTGCTGGCGGTGTGGGTGGTGGCTTGGTGGCTATTGGTTTTGAGCTAATCCGTTTAAAACTAGGGGGCTAAATGGCTCACGATCCGAAAGTGAAGACTTATGTTCGCCGTTATTATGTTTTTGAGCGTTTTACCCTTGAACAATCGGCACAAAAAGCGGGCGTGTCCTTTAATACGGCTCGCCGTTGGAAGACCGAAGCGGAAAAGGCAGGCGATGACTGGGATAAGGTTCGAGATGCTCAGGTTATGGCTGGCGGTGAGATGGATGAACTCTCTCAAAGTTTGCTGACGGGGTTTATTTTGCAATACCGTGCCACGATGGAAGAGTTAAAAGACAATCCTGAATTATCATCAAAAGAGAAAGTCGCTTTGCTTTCTGTGTTGGCAGACAGTTTTACCAAAATGACCGCTGCGAGTAAGCGAATTTTACCTGATGTGTCAGAGCTTGCGGTTGCAATGAAAACGGTAGAGCTTTTGGGCGAGTTTATTAAAGAAAAACACCCAAACTTATTCGGCGATTTTCTTGATGTGTTGGGTGATTTTGGCGAAGTGGTCGATAAAGCGTTTAGGAGAGGGAAATAATGTCTGCATTATGTTTACTTTGTGCCTGTGTCATTGCTTGCCACGGACAAAACGGTTGGGGATGGTTTTTGTTTGCTGCTCTACTTTTTGGGGGTAAATAATGAGAAGTAAAGAGTTTTTGCAACAGCTTTCTGCGTATGCGGAAAGTATGCGAGCGAAAATCGAAGCCGCTTTTGATGGGTGGGACGATTCTCCGCAGGCGGTGGCGGAACGGCGTAAACAGGTGTCCGACCCTGTAAATGGTTTGGCATTTTTTATTAATCATTATTTTCCGCACTATGTTCGCTCCCCGTCTAAATCTCAACTGCACCGTTATCTTTTTGAGCGACTGCCGAAAGTGTTTGCAAGTGAAAAATCTTGTCTTGAGGCGATTGCTGCTCCCCGTGGTGAAGCAAAATCCACGATAGTTACTCAGCTCTCTACGCTTTGGTGTTTGGTGACGCAGAAAAAACGCTACGCCCTATTAGTGATGGACTCTATCGACCAAGCCTATCCTATGCTAGAAGCGATTAAATCAGAGCTGGAGTTTAATCAACGTTTACGCATTGATTTCCCTGAAATTTCAGGGGTGGGGCGTGTTTGGCAGTCGGGGACAATCATTACTCGGGCAAATCAGAAAGTCCAAGTGGCAGGCTCGGGCAAAAAATTGCGTGGTTTACGCCACGGGGCTTATCGTCCTGATTTGGTGATTTTGGACGATATTGAGAATGACGAACAAGTTCGCAATCCTGAACAGCGTGACAAATTGCATAATTGGCTCAAGAAAACTGTACTGCCGTTAGGCTCTGCGGACGGTAAGTTAGATGTAATTTATATCGGTACGATTTTGCATTACGACAGCGTACTTAATCGCACTCTTGCCAGTAAAGCGTGGAATACCGCCCATTTTAAAGCTGTTTTAAAAATGCCTGACAATATGGTGCTTTGGGATAAATGGGAACACTTTTATCTAACCGAAGGGGAAGCGGTCGCAGATGCGTTTTATTTTGCAAATCAAGCGGAAATGGATAAAGGGGCGGTAGTGTCGTGGGAAGCTCGTCCTATTCTGGCGTTAATGAAAATTCGAGCAAGGGACGGACACGCTACTTTTGACTCCGAATATCAAAACGACCCTGTAAGTGGTGACGATGCGATTTTTGCGAATAGCTTGCAATACTGGACAGAGTTGCCTGATGACTTGATTTATTTTGGGGCGTTAGACCCATCTATGGGGAAAGCAGGGGCAAGCCGTGACCCAAGTGCGATTTTGGTCGGTGGCTATCACCGTGCAAGCGGTAAGTTATATGTGGTCGAAGCCCAAATTAAAAAGCGTTTGCCTGATTTGATTATCGAAGATGTGATTAGGCTACATACGCAATATCACTGTCATAAATGGTTTGTAGAAACGGTGCAGTTTCAGGAGTTTTTGCAGACGGAGCTGGTTAAACGCTCGGCACAACGTGGCAAGCCTGTGCCAGCTATGGCGGTTAAGCCTAACACCGACAAAATGTTGCGGATTGAGAGCTTGCAACCGCATATTGCTAACGGTTTGATTTTAATCCATCGCTCGCAATCGACCCTTGAAAGCCAGCTTAGACATTTTCCGAAAGCAGACCACGATGACGGTCCTGATGCTTTAGAGATGTTGTGGCGTAATGCGGTAACGGCTTCAGCTCCGATTGAGTGGGAGTCGATAGAAGATGAAGATTGGGAATATCGGAGTAAATGGCGACATTAATGATGGGTAGAGACACACTGCGTGTGTCCCTACATCGTAGGATAATTTATGAGCAAGAAAAAGAAAAAACAGTATATAAAACCCGATTTAAATGGCGTTAAAAACCCAAATTTACAAACTGATTTAGCCGAAATCACGGCGACGGGACGGGTGTTATCAGACCATCCAAGCAATTTTATTACCCCTGCGAAGATGAAGCAGATTTTTGATGATGCGGAAAATGGGGATATTACGGCTCAGCACGAGTTATTTATGGATATTGAAGAGCGTGACTCGGCAATTTTTGCGAATATTCAGACTCGTAAGCGTGCGGCATTGGGGGTGGATTGGGTGATACAAGCCCCACGCAATGCGACACCTGCGGAAGAAAAACTGCGTGATGAAGTCGATGAGTTGTTTTATCAGATTGGTAATCTTGAAGATTTAATTATTGACTGTATGGACGCTGTCGGTCACGGTTTTTCTGCCCTTGAAATTGAATGGGCATTTGATGGCAAGGTGTGGTATCCGAATGCATTTATACACCGTCCGCAGTCGTGGTTTAAATGGGATAAGTTAGACAATTTACTGCTTAAAACCCCACAAAATCAAACTGGCGAACCATTACGCCCTTATGGGTGGGTGGTTCATACCCATAAATCTCGCTCGACACAGTTAGCACGCAATAATTTGTTCCGCACGCTGGCGTGGTTGTATATGTTTAAGCACTACTCTATCCACGATTTTGCGGAGTTTTTAGAGTTGTATGGAATGCCTATCCGTATTGGTAAATATGGTGCAGGGGCAACCAAAGACGAGAAACAAACACTCAAGCGTGCATTAGCGGAGATTGGGCATAATGCGGCTGGGATTATGCCTGAGTCGATGAGTATTGAGTTGCATAATGCGGCAAATGCTGGGGGGGGCATCGGGCAATAATCCGTTTTTGCAAATGGTGGATTGGTGTGAAAAATCTATCGCTCGTTTGATTTTGGGGCAAACCTTAACCAGTGGGGCGGACGGTAAAAGCTCAACGAATGCCCTTGGCAATGTGCATAATGAAGTGCGACGGGATTTGTTAGTTTCAGATGTGAAGCAATTGGGGCAGACATTTACTCAGCAAATTATTTTGCCGTATTTGTTGATTAATTTCCCGAATGTCGATCCTACTCGTATTCCGACGTTTGAATTTGACACCAAAGAACCTGCAGATTTAGCGTTGTTTGCCGACAGCTTACCGAAATTGGTGGATATTGGGCTACAAATCCCTGCAAATTGGGCAAGGGATAAGTTAGGCATTCCCGAAGTTCAAGAAGGTGAGGTGGTGTTGGGGCGTGTAGCACAGCCGACACAAGCGGTCGGATTGTCGGAGAGGTTTGCAAAATCCCCCCTAGCCCCCCTTTTTCAAAGGGGGGAAGATTATTGTCCTTGTGGGTGTGGGGGAAAAGTTCACGTGTTTTCGGCACAGTCAGGCTTTGATGAGCAGGCTTTTTTAGATAGTTCGCTTGATGAAGCGTTGGAAAATGTGGATTTTAATGCTCAACTTGATCCGATGATTAAACAAGTTGTCTCAATGTTACATCGTTGCGGAAGCTATGAAGAAGCAAGTGAGAAACTGGCGGAACTCTACCCTAAATTGCATTCTAAACAGCATTTTGATTATTTGAATAAGGCGATGTTTCTCTCTGAATTGCTTGGGGTGAGCCGTGCCAGCTAAATTTGCCCTTGATTTAACCCCAGACAAAGCGATTGAGTTTTTAGAAAGTAAAAAGGCATTTGCGAAACATTTAGATGAACCTGCGTTACGTGACTCTGCAAGAGCGAGAGCTTCACGCATTGCAAATTTATCTAGCCTTGAGATGACCGTAAATATTTATGAATCAATGGCAGAAGCCAAACGAAACAAGCAACCTTATAATGCTTGGGTGAAAGATGTGATGGCAATGTTTGAGCGTAAGGGGTGGATTACAGGTTACGACAAACAGCGTAAAGAGTATGTTATTGCAGACCCGAAAACGGGGGAATATTTTGGTCCCCCCCGTCGCCTTGAAACGATTTATCGCACGAATATGCAAGCTGCCTTTTCTGCTCAAACTTATCAACAACTAATGGATAATGTCGATAATCGCCCTTATTGGCAATATAGTGCTATTTTAGATAATCGTACTCGCCCACGTCACGCATCTATGCACGGATTAATTTTTCGTTATGACGATCCATTTTGGACGACATTTTACCCACCAAATGGCTTTAATTGTCGTTGTACTGTCAATGCACTAAAAGAGCGTGATTTAGAGCGAAAAGAGCTAGTGGTTTCAGATGGTTCTAAGCTATTAGACGAAGTCGAAATTGAGCCGAAGAAAGGTGTAAAGCAAAAGACCATAGGCTTAAAAATGGCTGATGAAACGGTGCTGACGACAGATAGTGGTTTTGATTATAACGTAGGGCGACGTGCTTATAAGCCTAACCTTGATCTTTATCCTGAAAAGTTGGCTCATCAATTTGCTAAAGCTGAAATGAGTGGGTTTGAGTTTAAACACGCTTTTGAACGATTAGAAAAGGCAACAAGTGAAGTTAAAAAACTGCAAGGATTAGATGGAAAAGCAAGTAATGAATTGATGTATGCCATTCGAGATCATTTGCGACTTGAATATAAATTTGCCAGCGGTTTCATTACAGACAGCAATGCCATTTTATTGGGTGTTACAGCGAGAACTGTTTGGCTTTCCGATGATACATTAATCAAACAATTTAATAGCCGTGAAGGGCAAAATTTTGGTTTAGATGAATATGCCAAAATGCCTGATGTAATTTTTGATGCTGATCGGGTTTTAAAATCTATTCAAAATGAAAAAGTGAATAAACTTTATTTTTATAAGGAGATTAATGGTCGTTGGTATATGGTCGTAGTAAAAAATCTTATTTCTAGTGGAGAATTGTTTGCAGAGTCATTTAGGTTATCTAGCTTGAAACAGATAGAAAAAGAAATGAAAAAATATGAAATTATTCGAATAAGCCGTTAGGCAGGGCTCGAAATCACCTGCACACAGTCCAAGGTACTTTTTCAACCTATCGCTTGCGATCGTCGAGATTCATCGCTTTTCTAACGGCTTTTAATGTAAGGACTATAACAATGCTTGAATTAAAAATCAACAACTCCGATAAAATTCTTGCCATATTAAGCGAGATGGCAAAAGTTACTCGCCATCGTGAGCCATTAATGCGTGATATTGCAGGCACAATGCGGAAAGCAGTGCTTGATAATTTTGAAGCTGGTGGTCGTCCATCTTGGGCGGGAATACACCACCGTAGTGGCATACCTTTAAACGATTCGGGTAATTTAAAAGGGAGTATCCAACAGGTCTCTGATAATGATAAAGCGATTGTGGGAACAAATGAAGCCTATGCCGCTATTCATCAGTTCGGCGGCGTAATTACCCCTAAAAAAGGTAAATACCTTGTCTTTAAAATTGGTGATCGCTGGGTGATGACTGATAAAGTCGAAATTCCTGCTCGTCCTTTTTTAATGCTGACACCACAGGACGAGGAAGATATTTTGCAAGATGTTCAGGACTATTGGCAGTCGATTTTAAAATAATGTCTAAAATCCCCCTAAATCGCCCATAGTGGCGATTTTGTTTTTGTTGGTATGATTTATCGTCCGAAATTTTTTAAAACAATTTAAAACGGTTTTAAAACGTTTTAAAATGGGTTGTGTCTCTTTCGCTATACAAGCGGTCACTTTTTTTCAAAAATTTGCAAATTCCCTTTAGTGTGGAAGTTGTTCCTCGTTTTTCCTTTTCTCTTATCTCTTATTCTCTAGCCTCAATTTTTTGTATGAGGTGCGTTGTGAAGCGTAAATTCAAACTTAATCCGATAGCTTGCAGTTTTGAACTTGCCAAAGAGGTCAATGGGCGTATTCAGCTTTTTCCGTTTGGTTGGTTTTATCCGCAAGATGGACGTGAGGGGGCGTTTTATGTAGGAGATTCTAACGGCTATCAATTAGCAGATGAGATCAATCAGTTAGGCATTGAGCTGATGATTGATTATGAGCATCAAACTCTCTTTATTGCAGAAAACGGTAAAGGCAATCCTGCGGCAGGCTGGATTGTGAGAGCGGAATATATTTCAGGCGAAGGCTTATTTGCTGATGTACGTTGGACATCTAAGGCAGTCGCTGAAATTAAAGATGGGATTTATCGCTATATTTCACCGCTGTTCTTGGCAGATGCGTCGGGTACGGTGATTAAGGTGTTAAATGCCGCTTTAACTAACCGCCCTGCACTACATAATTTGGCGGAAGCGGTCGCAATGTCTGCTCAGTTTTCTCACCTTTTAGAACCTAACGAGGATAACTCCAAAATGAAAGAACTTTTGATTAAGTTGTTTGGCTTGTCAGCTCAAGCAACGGACGACGAAATTACAACTAAGCTGACGGCATTGTCGGCAGCGAAAGGCGACAGCCAAGTGGCATTAAGCGATGTATATGCGGAGCTTGCCAAAGAACAAGGGCAAGTCGTGGCGTTGACTGCGAAGGTAAACAATCCTGATCCTGCAAAATTTGTGGCGTTAAGCGATTTGCAAGCGGTGCAAACCGAACTTAACCAAATTAAGCAACAAATGAACGACAAAGAACGTGATGCGTTAATTCAAACTGCATTATCTGACGGGCGTTTGTTGCCAGCTCAGAAAGCGTGGGCAGAAAAATTAGGCAAAGAAAATCTGGTGGCGTTATCAGATTATTTGGCAACGGTGTCGCCTAACCCTGCTCTTGCGGGGACGCAGTCGGGTGGCAAAGACCCGAACGAGCAGGCGCAGCAAGTGGCGTTGTCGGCTGCGGAAATGGCTGGGGCAAAAGCGTTGGGTTTAACCCCTGAAGAGTACATTGAAAAATATAAAAAGGCAGGTGCGTAATGGATAAATTTAAAAAGTCAGAGCTGTTAAATGCGTTAGATACGGCATTTAAAACAGAGTTTAAAGCAGGTTTAAACTTAATTAAACCACAATGGGAAATGCTTGCAATGCGTATTGCATCATCAACTGCAACCAATACTTATGGTTGGTTAGTTGCATTCCCGAAAATGCGTGAATGGGTGGGTGAGCGTCAAATTAAGAAAATGCAAGCTCAAGGTATGACCATTGAAAACAAGTTATTTGAATCGACGGTTGGCATTAAACGCACTGAAATCGAAGATGACCAAGTGGGATTATTTACGCCAGTGGTACAACAAGCAGGACAAAGTGCGGCGGAGTTACCTGATGATTTGGTGTTTGGGTTGCTTAAAAAAGGTAAATCTACCCTTTGTTATGACGGGCAGAACTTTTTTGACACCGACCACCCTGTTTATCCGAATGTGGACGGTACTGGCGTGGCGAAACAGCAAAGTAATGTCACCACTGGCTCAGCATCAGGCAAACCTGCATTTTATATTTTAGATGATACCAATGCGATTAAGCCGTTGATTTGGCAAGAACGTACTAAACCTGAAATTGAAGCGAAGTTTGACCCATCTAAATCCGACAAAGTCTTTATGGAAGATGTGTATTTGTGGGGTGTACGCGCTCGTGGTAATGCGGGTTTTGGTTTCTGGCAACTGATTCACCGTGTGGAATCGTCTGACTTAACCTCTGAAGTAGTGATGGATGTGTTGGCGAAGATGCGTATGTTAAAAGGCGATGGCGACAAGCTCTTGAATATCCGACCAAGTGTGATCCTTGTTCCGCCATCACTTGAGTACAAAGCCCGTCAGCTATTTGAAGCCGATGTGATTAATGGTACAAGCAATCCGTTAAAAGGCGTATTAAAAGTAGCCGTGAGCGCTCAAATTGTTGAGTAGTTATTGTGGGGTGGGGAGCTTCCCACCCTTTATAAATCTTAAATCTGAGGTAAGTATGGCTAAAAAAGCACAAGCAAAAAAAGCACAAGCAAAAAAAGAAAAACTAACCGCTGAGTTAGAAAAAGGTGGTGCAGATGAAACCAAAGATACAACGGGGAACTCGTTACCGTCAGATTCTGCGGATTCAGTTAATGCAACAGATGAAAAAGTGGTAGATGCAAAGGCAGATGGGGAATTAATTCAGCCGATTGCCTTTGAAATCACTTTAAAAGCGATTCACCCACAAGCAAGCTATGGGCGTTGCGGTTATCGCTTTACCAAAGAGAAAGCGGTCGAAATCCCATTTGATGCCTTAACGGGTGAGCAGATTATTGCACTTTCGCAAGATCCTTATCTTGAGCTTGTGCCGATTTGTGAGAAGTAGCGATGTATGCCGATATTAAAAGTGTGGTTTCTACGCTTGATGAGAAAACATCACTCTATGCCGATGTTGAAGATTTTGTCGTCCGTATTGGTGAACGGGAATCAATAGAGCTTACTGATCGTGATGGGCTTGGTGTTGTTGATGAAGCCTTGTTGGTTGTTGCTCTAAAGGACTCGTCTAGTCAAATTGACGGTTATTTAAGTGGGCGTTATCGCTTGCCATTGGCGACTGTACCACAAAACCTGACACGCATTTGCTGTGATTTGGCTCGTTATCATCTCACCAGTAAGTCGTCGGTGACAATGACTGAAGAAGTCGAAAATCGCTATAAGTTTTGCTTAAAAGAGCTTGAGAGCATCTCGAAAGGGATTGTCTCGCTTGGGCTTGATGAATCCTCCGTTGAGGATGTGGCTAATGGCGACAACAGCGTGCAGTTTTTTAATGGCGGTAATCGTATTTGGGGGAGAGACCAACGATGATTACCAAAATTGAGCAAGCATTGATTGAGCGGTTGCGACTTGGGCTTGGCAAGATGGTTTATTCAGTCGGGAGTTATTCTGGCGAAATTGACGATAGTCAGCTTGATGTACGCCGTTTGCCTGCTTGTTTGGTTTCTTACGCTGGCTCTGATTTTGATGCTCGTTCAGTCAATGCTAGGGGTAAGCGTTATCAAGCAACGGATACCTTTGTTGTGTTGGTAATGGCTCGCTCTATGCGTTCCGCCGTTGCGGGGCGTGTGGGTGGCGTAACATCTCAAGAAGTCGGCGTAAATCTGTTGCTTGGTGCGGTGAAGTATTTGCTGATTAATCAAACTTTAGGGGGGTTGGTGTCACCTATCCAACCTAAGCGAATCCGCACTATTTGGAATAATGCGGAAGTGAAAAAAGAGAAAATCTCTGCTTTTGCGATTGAGTTTGAAATGAGCTACACCGAAAACGGCTTTTTAGAGGATGGGCGATTCCCAGAGGGTGAGGCAAGTATTGAGGCACTATTTAAGCAGTATCAGGGCAAACTTGATAAGCCATACCAAGAGCTAAATGGGTTGCATAATCGTATTTTTGAGTCAAATAACAACGCCACTACCTCAGTGACGGTAGTGAGGGAGGAAAAAGATGAAAATTAAAGTAAAAGCAATTAATGGGGTACGAGTGCCATTTGAGAACCACCCCCATAGCTATATCGAACACGAGCCGGTGGAAGTTGATAACTCAATATACTATCAGCGTCGTATCGCTGATGGTGATTTAATCTTAGTCACTGGTGTAGATAAACCTAAAAAAGAGAGTAAATAGGGAGGGGAATTATTATGGTTGATTTTGACAAAATCCCGAACAGTATTCGTAAACCAGGAGTATATACCGAATACAATAATAAAGACGCTGTGACCACTTTGCCTACGAATGAGCAAGAAGTGTTGATCGTTGCTCCGATGACGGCTCAAGTAATAGGGAGTTATAGTTTACCTGTCAAAGTATTTAGTGATACCGATGCTGAACAGGCATTTGGGGCTGGCTCTGTGGCTCATTTAATGGTGCGTCAGGCTATTAAGAATAATTCACTGATTCGCTTAACGGTTATTGGATTAAAAGACCATTCTGCAGGTGTTGCTGCGACAGGGCGTGTGACTTTTACAGGGTCTGCAAGCATTGCTGGTGTGGTGCGTGTTGTTATCGGTGGGGAGGCTTATGAAATTGCGGTGGCAAAAAATGAAGCGAATACTGCCATTGTCACTCGTTTGGTGGCTGTGATTAATGCCTCTCGTTATAGTCAAGTTGTTGCAAGTGCAGAAAGTGATGGCGTATTGCTATTGACTGCCAAATGTAAAGGTGAAATTGGCAACGAATTGATGTTATCGGCTAAACACACCGCTGGGACTTTAAGTCTTGCTGTCACTGCATTTGGTGGCGGTCAGCGTAATGCCCAGATTGCACCAGCGTTAGCAAGTGTTGCAGGCAAACATTACAACGTGATTATTTCGCCATTTTCAGATGAAGAAAATGCAACGGCACTACGCCAACATTTGGAATTGATGAGCGACCCGATTGAGGATAAAGCAGGAATTGGTGTAATGGGTTGGCGTGGTACTTTTGCGACAGGAACAACGTTATCTTCTCGTTTAAATTCTGAACGTATCTCTATTGCGTGGTACAAGGGTTGTACGGAAACAAATGCGATGATTGCAGCAGGTTATGGGGCTGTGATTGCAGGTGAGGAAGATCCTGCGAAGCCTCTTAATACGCTTGAGGTCAAGGGGTTAAGTTTGGTAGACGATTCACAGAAGCCGTTATTTAGTGAGGTAAACCAAGCCTTATTTAATGGGTTAAGTCCGCTTGAGGTTGTGGTGAATCGTGTTCAGATTAGCCGCGCTATTACGACTTATACAAAATCAGTGACGAATACAGACGATCCAAGTTATTTGGATTTAACTACTATTCGTACTTTAGATTATGTGCGTAAGGCAATTCAGACTCGTCAACGTTTACGTTTCCCTAGAGCTAAAAATACACAGCGTGTTATTCGCAAAGTGCGGTCGGAAATCCTTGATGTGCTTTATCGTTTGGAGCAGTTGGAGATTATTGAGAATGTAGATAACTGGAAATCTCGTTTGGTTATTGAGCGTAATGCCCAAGACCCAACGTATTTGGACTTGGATATTCCTGCAGATGTTGTAAATGGCTTGCACGTTATCCGCAATAAAATCACATTGTTATTATAGGAGTAGATTATGGCTGAAGTCTTTGAAGGTTCTTGTGTCCTTGAGGTCGATGGGGTTGAAATTGATATTACGAAGTTAGATGTCAAAATCCAGACAGGGCGTAAGGTTGTTAAAACAATGAATAGCGCTGGGCGAGCTAAGGGGTTTGCTCAAGGCATTGAAGAGATCACGTTATCTATTACTGCGGTAGAACCTAAAGATGGTACGGTGATTGATTGGAAAAATATCAAAGATGCCAAACTTACCAAATACCCGTTAAATAATGCGGAAAAACGGACATCTTATTTGGGGTGCTTTACCATTGAGGTGGGTGCTTCCTATACGGTAGACAATGAATCGCAAATTGATATTCAACTAGGTGCGTTGCGTGAGGTTGTTGAGTAATGAAAGTTGAGCTTTTAGGGTTTGAGTATCAAGGGAAGGTTTTTAAACAGGCAAATGTGCGTTTACTTACAATGGGTGGGCAATGCACTGCCCTTGAGATGATTGATGCAATGGGCATTGACGAAGAAAATGCCAGCCATAAAGAGGCAATCTTAGTGGATATGGCTTATCTTTCTCAGCAGGTCAGTTTTGACGGTATTCCTGCAGAAATCGTTGATGCACAATTTTTATTTGAGCATTTAGCTACGGATGATTATTGGCAACTGCTTGAGGCAACATTGATGCTTAAAAAAAAGCCTATCGGAAATGGGGCGAGCCTAGACAACCTAAGCAACCGTCAGGACGGTTTGGCGTAGCGGAAGCCTTTAAACAATATCGCCAAGCGGTGATTTTGTTTGCGAAATTTGCAATTCCTGCTGATAAGGTGTGGCAAATGTCGCTGATTGAGTTGTCGGCTTGGATTGAGAGTTATTTGGAGTTTGAAGGCATAAAACAGCCTAAGCAAGCGACAGATAGCCCTAGCAATAATGTTAAACACGAAAGTTTTGTGTTTACTCGACGTGGAAAAATTGGGGCGTAAAGCCCCTTTTTTATAGGTTTAAATCCAATTTAAAAAGAGTTTACCATGGCTAAAGATATGAAAGTGCAACTTGAGCTAAGTGCAAAAGATAATGCAAGCCAAGTAATTAGTAAGGTCGGAAAAGAAGCAGAAAAAGCCTTTAAGCATGCAGAGCAAGCAGCGGTTCGTAGCAGTCAGACTCAAGTGAATGCAACAGAGAAAGTCGCTACGGCAACGCAATCATCAAATAAACGTATTGAGCAGGCTTACCGAGAAGCAAGAAAAAGTGCTGCAGATCTTGCAAGAGCGAGAGAAACGTTAGGTATTCGTTCAGAAAATGCGATACAGCAGGAAATTAGGCAAACCCGTGCAGCTTATGAGCAGTTGAAGCGGTCGGGCGTGGCTTCACAAAATGAGTTACGTCGTGCCTCTGAGCAAACGAAACAACGTATCAAAGAGTTAAATGCGGAGCTTGGTAAGTCTAGTTTTGGAGATAAGGCTGCAAATGTTGGGCGTGGTTTGATGAGCGTTGGGGCTGGTGTTGCGGCTGGGGCGATGGTGATGCGAGAGCCTGCTCGTAATCAAATGAATTTTGATAAACGATTAGCAATGGTAGCAAATACAGCATATTCAGATCGTGATGTTCAAGGAAGAATTGCAGGAAAAGAAGAACTATTTAAGGCGGTAGAAAAAGCTGTCACCGTAGGCGGTGGAACAAAAGAAGATGCTCTTAATTCCTTAGATACATTGTTGGCATCAGGGGCGATGTCCGCAGATACGGCAATGAACTTATTACCGACTTTGCAAAAAGCCGCCGTTGCAACAGGAGCAACACCTGACGATATTGCAAAGATTGCTATTTCATCTATGCAACAAATGGGAATTGGTGAGCAAGATATTGGCAAAGTTTTAGATATGGCAGTTGCAGCAGGGCAGGCAGGACAATTCGAGCTTGCTGATATGGCTGCGTGGTTGCCACAACAAATGGCTGCAGGTAAACAGGCTGGTTTAAATGGTTTAGAGGGATTTAAGCGTTTGCTGATTGCTAACCAACAAGCACGAGTGACTGCAGGCTCTAGTGATGAGGCTGGCAATAATTTAGTCAATTTGTTGGGCAAAATTACCGCTAAGGAAACCAATGATCGCTTTAAAAATTTGAAATATAAAGATCCAAAAACAGGCAAGGAAAAAGGGATTAATTTTGCAAAATCAATGGAACATTACAAAGGCAAAGGGCAAGACTCTCTACAAGCCTTTATGTCTATTATGGACGATGTTGTGGGAGGTGATAAGCAATATCAAGAGTTGCAGAATAAACTCAAAACAGCTAAAGGTGCAGAGCAAGCTAAATTATTTAAGGAATTAACCGATCTTGTCGAGGGGACTGCCATTGGTGAAATTATCTCAGACCGTCAGGCGTTGATGGCACTACTTGGGATTAAGAATAATGTTCAGCTAGGTCAAAAGGTCGATACAGAAGTTGAGAATAGTCAAGATGCTATAGAAAAATCTCACGCTGTAGTAAGAGATACAAATGCTCACAAGGTGGAAGCCTTAAAAAACAGTAATGAATTTGCCGAAATGAAAAATTTTGAGCAGGTAAATAATGTTTTGGGAGCATTGAGTGAACAGCTGGCTAAATATGCGAATGAGTACCCTAATTTAACTCAGTTTTTAGTGGGGGCAAAAGATGCGGTTTTTGTCTTTGGTGCTGCGTTAGCTGCATCTAGCTTATTAAATATGTTAAAAGGCAACCCGAAAGGATTTGGCAATTTGGCTAAGGAGATTTTTAAAACATCGACTAAAACTGTAGCTACAACAGCTACTACAGGGGCTGTTACAACGGGAGCGACAACGGCAGGCAAAATGGCAACAAGGGCGTTAGGTTTTGGTTCTTTAACTGGCGTAGGACTGGGCTTATACGCTGCGTCAGAAGGTTATGTGCCTTATATGGCAAGGCAAGAAGCCGAGAAAGAAAAGCGAGCGGAAGCAGAGAAAAAATTTAGAGAGCAACATAGTAGTAAGCCGTCGGCATTTACTTATGGGAATGCGGCAATGGGGGGCGTTAAGCCTGAGCATAATTATCACGGTGCTTATGTGATTGCAGGACGTTTAAATGATAACAAAATTGCTCAGGAAAGGGTAAAGCAAGGGTCTTTATCTGAAGCGGAGATGAAATCTCGTTTAGAACGCAATCAAGCCATCATTGACGGCGAAGTTCGCCCAAGTGTCGAAGCAACTACAGGAGCTTTATCAAATTATCAAGCGGACTTTCAGGCTTTCGGGCAGTCTATTTCGATGGCAATTGAGGCTGGGCTTACTTCGCAGTCGCATACCTTGGCGAATAATATCACCCTCGAAGTTGATGGGCGTGTGTTGGCTGAATATGTCTCTAATGAGCAATTTAATTTTAATAAACGGGTGGCGTAGATGGGTGGTTGGACAATGCCTGTTCAACAGGCAAGTTTTAAAGGGGTGCAATTTGATGTTATTGCGGTTGATGAAACTTTTGATAAAGCCATCGCAGAACACGCTTACCCCTTTGTTAATGGAGCTGATTTAGAAGATATGGGGCTTAATCCCCAAACAATTAAGTTGCAAGCGGTCTGTTTTGGTGAGGGGTATTACACCGATTATAAAAAATTGCTTAATGTGGTTCAGCAACGTGGGGCTGATGTGTTGGTTCACCCTATTCGTGGGCGGATCCCAAATATGATTTTGGTATCGGCAAATTTACGTCACGACGCTGAAAATGTGAATTATGTGGCGTTAGATTTGACGTTTAGGGAGGCTACGCCATTAAAACCAATTTTTGTATTTGAGCATAGTTTATTGGCGAGGATAGATCGTTATCTTAATCTTGCCGATAAGTTTATCGGCGATATGTTAGCGTGGTGGGCGAAAGGAATGGAGGTTATAGCATTTGCTCACAATGCTAAAAGTCGATTGTTATCACAATGGAGTGCGATTTTTGGCTGTTTTGAGCAACTTAATGCCTTATTTGAATTAAGTCAAAATGTGAATACTTTACCTGTCGGGGTTAGTAAGTCAGATTTTCAAAAGCAGAGTGTACAGGCGTTGCAACTTTTTTATGATGTTGTTTTAGCTCAATCAAAAACACATAAATTTAATACTACGTTGGGAGTGAAGGCGGAATTTAATGAGTTAATGCGTGATATAGATAAGGTGTTGAATATCCCACGTTTGTTAGTTACAGGACAACATCAGCGAATTACCTCTGCATCTCAGTTTTTCGCAATGCAAAAAAATGGTCGGTCGGCGATAAAAACTCGTTTATCGGCAGATGATGTGAAAAGCCTAAACTGTGCTTTACATTTGATTAGTTGTAATGTCTTAGCTAAGACGACAGCCAATATTATTGAAACATACGCCGAAAATTTAACACCTTCTGAAATTGAGTATGTCACTCAACAGACAAGACTTTTGATGTTGAAGACGCTTAATTTTGTGCGTGAATTACAACAGCTTAAGCAAACTGCAGGGAATGTTGCTGAACCTAATAATGGACTTTATACCGCTTCTTATGTGTTGGCAGAGAGCCTGCGAAATATGGCAAGTGAATTGATGCAAATGGCTATAACTGCGATTAATCAGAAACCGCCATTAATTGTGAAAGAAGTCAATTTTAATGGGACTGTGCAACAGGTTGCTCACGATTTTTATCGGGATTATCGCCGTAGTAGTGAGTTATTACGGCTTAATCCGCAAATCCGTCAGCCAAATTGGATTGAGGCAGGCACCTTATTAAATTGTTATTCGGAGTAAGGCGATGATTGAAAATGAGATTGTGGTTGAGATTGATGGCAAGCAACATAAAAATTGGAAAAGCTACAATATTGATAGTGATTTTTTAATTCCTGCGGATAGCTTTTCATTTGATTTAGGCAAATCCAGTGAAATGCAGGTATTGCCGAATTTTGCAGGTAAAACCGCCGTAGTCAAAATTAATGGTGAAACAGTCTTAACAGGTATTGTTGATAATACGCAACATCGGATCAGTAAGAGTGGGCGTTATTATGCCATCAATGGGCGAGATAGGGCTTCAATTTTATTGGATTGCTCCGCTCCTATTACGAATGTGAAAGGCTTAACAATATTTGATGCAATCAAAAAAATTGTAGAGCCGTTGGGTATTAAACAGGTTGAGCTACGAGCCGAAAATAATCCTACGTTGGATAAAATAGATATTGATATTAGCGAAACAGCGTGGGAAGCAATTATGCGTTGTGCTAATTCTGCTGGGTTACATTGTTGGTTTGAGCCTAATGGGACGTTAATTGTTGGGGGCGCGGATTATTCTACCCCACCAGTAGCAACCCTTTATGTTAGAGCCAGTGATAGCAGTCGAAATAATTTTAATGAAGCAAGTTTGACCTTTGATGTGTCGCAAAGCTATTCGGAAGTGACGTTTTTAGGGCAGAAGCACGGCCGTGATAGCGATAGTGCAAAACACGATTTTAAGTGGGTTTATAAAAATCCTGAGTTGCAGATTTATAAACCTAAAACGGTGGTGTTAAGTGATGTCGAAAATTTGGAAGCCCTTAAAAAACAAGCTAAAAAGCAAATTAGCGATTGGCAGTTGGAAGCCTTTGATTTAACTGTCACTGTCCCCGACCATAAAACTGCAAGCGGTCAGTTATGGCAAGCTGGGCAACGAGTTCACGTTATTTGTGAAGAGTATGAGATAGATGCGATTTTCTTTTTAATGGGACGGCGTTTTATGCTTTCTAGGGCAGGTGGCACGCAGACAGAGCTTCGATTTAAACAAGATGGCATTTGGACTCCTGATGCTTATAAGGCAAAAGCTGAACAAGCTCGTAAGCGTAAGGGGAGAAAGGGGAAAGGACGGAAAGCGGAAAAAGAGCTGGTCGGCTCGTGGGAGTTAGAAAAATGAGAAAATTAGCACAACAGGCAAGGCAACGTATTAACAATGCTCAAAATTCGGTACGTTCTGCTTTTAGGGGGGTGTTAAATTTAGTGAAAAGCTCCCCTCAAATTCAACTTTCACAGGTATCTGGCTTGGCAGACGAAACATTGCAAGATGTTGAGTTGATGCAACATTTTGGATTGACTTCCGTTCCGCCAGCAGGCACTCAAGCGGTTGTTATTCCGCTTGGTGGGAAAACCACACACGGCATTATTATTGCGACGGAAAATGGCTCTTTTCGGGTAAAAGGCTTAAAAAATGGCGAAACGGCAATTTATGATGCCAGTGGCTCAACGATTATTTTAAAAAACGGTAGATTAATTGAAGTGGATTGTGATGTTTTTAAGGTTAAATGTAAAAGCTACGAAGTGGACGCAACAAGCGGAGCGAGTTTTAAAACACCTAAACTAGAAACAGATCAGGTCTTTACTGCTCAAGGGAAAATTAATGGCAATGGTGGTATGGCTGTTCAAGGCGGTGATGGTGCAAGTTTTAGCGGTGATGTTGTACAGTCAGGCGGTAGTTTTAGTACTGACGGCGATGTAACTGCGGGTAATACCTCCCTTAAAACCCACACCCATCAAAACGACGGCAGAGGGCAACCTACTGCGTAATTTATATAAGCGGTCGTTTTTGTGAAAATTTTGCAAAAACAGACCGCTTATGTGGAAGTGCTTCCTCATCATTTCTCTTCTTGCTCTCTGTATCCTGCCAATATGGACAGAGAGATCAGCCCGCTTACTCGGGACTATACAAGTAAGAACATAAATACACTACAAAATGCGGTGTATATCAGATTAACCACTCCTTTAGGCTCGTGGTGGGTAGATGGGCGTGTAGGCTCTCTGCTCCATCTTATTAAACGTGAGAAAGATTTAAGTCGTGTTGGTTTATTGGCTCAACAGTACGCTGAAGAGGCATTACAACCCTTATTAGACGACAAACGAGCAAAATCAATCACGGTAACGCATCATCAAGTACGAGATGGTTCAATTTTGTTAGAAATTGAGGTTATTGATAATCGTGGTGATGCTTTTAAGTTTGAGCATAGCGTAAAACTAATTTAAATGGGGTTTAAATGTTTATTACACCAACTTTAGACGAAATCCGCCAAGCGATTTTAAGAGATGTAGTATCTCTTAATCCATACGCTGATGTTTCGGTTGATTCTGATAACTATGCTCGTGCAAGTAGTTTGGCAGCTACCGCAGAGGGGCTTTATGCTCATCAAAAATGGGTAATTAAGCAGTTCTTTCCTGATACTGCGGATACAGAGTTTCTAGAGAAACACGCTGCTTTGCGTGGTATTTATCGCAGGCAAGCAACTTATGCCAGCGGATTTGGCGCTGAAGTTTTTGGTAATACTGGAGCTGTAATTGAAGTTGGTAAACAGATAATGGCTTCGGACGGTCGGTTTTATGAAGTGATTGAACCTGCTCAGATTACTCAATCCTCTGTAGTGGCTAAAGTCAAAGCACTTTCAACTGGAGCAGGTCAAAATATTATTCAACCTGTTAATGCGAATTTTATGTCTGCCCCTGTTGGGGTACAGACGGCTTGTGTATTGCGTGAGATTGTGGGCGGAACAGATGAAGAAAGTGATAGCTCATTGTTAGAACGTCTGCTTAATCGTATCAGACGACCGCCTGCTGGTGGGAATAAGTACGACTATAAGGAATGGGCGTTAAATGTTGATGGGGTTGAAGCTGCATTTGTCTATCCTTTGCGGCGAGGATTAGGAACCGTTGATATTGCAATTACTAGCAATAATGATTTGCCGAGCGATGAAACCGTTGCTCGTACCCAAGCCTATATTGATGAAGTTCGCCCTGTTACGGCTAGAGAGTCAAAAGTTATTAAACCAACAGCTAGACGAACGGACTTTAATATCAAAGTGAAATTGAGTGGTGTGGATTTAGTCACCATTAAAGCAGAAATTGAGTCCGCATTAGGCAATTATTTTAATCAATTAAGCCCTGCAGATAGCTTGATTGTATCGCAGTGTGAAGCGATTGTGAGTGACTTGATTGGGGTTGTTGATCGTCGAATTATTTCGCCAAGCTCTAATTTACAAGCGAATACTGTGCCAAATGTTGAATGGTTTAGGTTAGGGCGAGTTACAGTGGAGTTAATGCAATGAGCTTACACGCAAATGTTCTAAAAACGCTTTATCCTCCAGTTTCCTATGATATTAATGGTGAGCAGTTTGTTGCTCAATGTGAGGTTGATGGACGATGTTTTGACCTCCTGCAACAAAGTGCAGAAAGAATGCTCAATGCAGTTACCCCAGATACATCTCGTGAGATGTTGGCAGATTGGGAAAGGGTTTGTGGGATAAGTACTGATCTTTCTAAATCGTATTCGAGTAGAGTCAATAAAGTCATTCTGACATTAAATGCAGTTGGGGGACTTTCTATCCCTTATTTTATGCAGTTAGCGAAGTCTATTGGCTATACCATTGAAATTAAAGAGTTTTCTCATTTGCAAAACGATTTACCCAATGCAGGCGATATTCCGATTCAAAATTCCCCGAGAGAACATTTGGGGTATATGTGGCGGGTTACTATAACAAATGGTGATAACAATATTACTCGTTTTCGGGCTGGGCAATCTGTGGCAGGAGAACGATTAACGGATTTTGGCGACCGAATTTTAGAAGAATTTTTTACAGATTTAAAACCTGCTCACACCTATTGCTATTTCGCATACATTTAAAGGTATTAAGAAATGAAAACAAAACTTCCAAATATTGAATCCAATACAGGCAAATTTATTGATGGTAACCCTGCAACAGGAACATTGGGGACTATTGTAACAGCTAAATGGCTAAACGAGGTCCAAGAGCGTGTTCAAGATCACTTTGAAGAATTTAAGAACGTATTACTTTTGGCAAATATGCAACCTATTGCAGGAAGAAGTAATCAAGTTGCAGACGCTATTAAGTTTTATATTGGAAGTCTCAATGCCAGCCCAACCCAAAAGGGCTTGGTGCAACTCGCCAATAACTTAACCACCAATGATGCTACAAAGGCGTTGACGGCAGCACAGGGAAAAATCTTAAAAGATGAGATTGATGGGATTGAGATTGGGGGGCGGAATTTAATTAAAAATTCTCGTCTATTAAACGACACTACCCACTGGAATGTAATTGGTGGAAGGGATGTTAGAAATGGAATCGCAGTTTTAAAAAGTTTAGATACATCGAGCCAATGGTGCTGGAGACAAACTTTTGATTTGCCTGAGAAGCAATATACATTTAGTGCTGAGGTCAAACCCGAAAGAACTGCGTTTTATCTCCATCTGTACAATGGGAAGAGCTGGGTTAATTTTCATGCAAGAAATTTGACTCCAGGCATATGGCAAAAAATATCGATTACCTTCGTTAGTGCGATAAGAAACATTTCATTCATTAATCCAGGTGAAGGACTTATAGAATTACAAAATCCTATGCTTGTCGAAGGCAATAGAGCTATGACTTGGGCTCCAGCGCCCGAAGATTTAACCGAAGAAGCGCTTAATAGTGCCCGTCAAAACTATGTTGCCAAAGCTGGGGACACAATGACTGGTCCATTGAATATTAACCACGCGAATTCGTATCTCAGAGGAAAGAACAACGGCGTTGATGACTGGTTTGTTGGACGAGTCAGAAATAATGATAACGATGTTGCACTGGTATCCTACCAGTATAACACAGGTATACACCTCAAGTCCGACAGAGTTGAATCGAACAAACCTATCTATCGAGGCAATCACCTCGTGTTTGACGAAGGAAATTTGCTTCCCGTTCGACAGATTGATTTGCGTTCTATTGCTAATGGGCAAATATCTTTCCAAGATGCTACGCCTGCGCAGTTACCGCTTGGAGCTTTCGTGGGGCTATCTAAAAAATCTCACTTGAATGGTGCGGGCGATGGCTGGATGATGATTAACAAAGGCTGGCCAGATAACTCAGGAGTATTTGCTTGCAATCGTATTGGTATTTCGGGCGATAGAATACGCTTCCAAACTGCAAATAATCTTAATGCTTGGGGGAATGTAATTGAGCTGGCCAATCTCAGTGATTTTATCTATCAAAAAATCGGCAATTTTGAAATTCGCAAATACCCTGATGGGATGATGATTCAAACCTATTTTTATGATGTAAATGATTTGAAAGAATGGGGAGAAAAGCAATTTACTTGGGCTGTCGCTTTTGCTGATAAACCTATGGTGATACCTAAAGTGGAGCATACCTATGGTATAAACAGCGATGTTGGTAGTGCTATTATGAGAAAAAGCACCAATGCTGTTTGTTATTATAAATTATATGAACACAACAGTGAGAATCAAGGTGACTGTCGAGTGCAATTTTTAGGTGTTGGTCGCTGGAAATAGGAGAATACAATGGCAATTTTTTATAAAGATGGTTTTTATAACAACGACCACGGCGGTTTTGTACCTGAAGGGGCTTGTGAAATTTCGGAAGAAACCTACCGCTTGTTACTTGAAGGACAAGCTCAAGGTAAGCTAATCGTTGCTGATGATGAAGGGCTTCCGATTTTAGTTGAACCAGCGCCGATGCCTATTGAAGAACAACGCCAACAAACCCGTAATGCTATCAACGCTCTGCGAGATAAGAAAATCAACGGTGGCGTTTATGTGCCAGCTATCGACAAATGGATTGATACCGACGCCACCGCTGAACGCAATATCTTGTCTGTCAAAGCCACATTTGACTTATTCGGCGACCAAGAAATTCCGTGGACGTTCGCCGATAATTCGGTGGCAATGATTAACAAAGAGAAGCTACTGGTTATTTGGCAGGTGTTAATGGAAGCCAAGACTGGCAATCACGCTAATGCCTTGAAGCATAAGGCGATGGTGGAACAATCTGAAAATCCGCTTGAATATGATTATTCGTATGGGTGGACGCAGACTTATGAGGAGTTTGCAGGAGCTGCGAATGAATAAAATCTACCTTGCACTTTACAAAGGCAATGCCAAAAACTGGCAAGCCCGTTTGGAAGATTGGCTGATTCGCAAAGCAACCAAAGGGCAATACTCGCATTGTGAGATTGCAATACATAAAAGTCGAATTTTCGACCATTATCACCAAGAAGAATGGTTTGAGTGTTATAGCTCAAGCCTCCGTGATGGTGGTGTGCGTTGCAAAATTATCAACGTATCTGACCGCTCTAAGTGGGATTTGGTTGAGCTACCAAATGTGACAGAGGCTCAAATTAGATTTTACTTTGAAATAACCAAAGGTAAAAAGTATGACCTTTGGGGTGCATTGGGCGTAGTGCTTGGATTTAAGCAACGTGGAGAGCGGTTCTTTTGCTCTGAGTGGTGTTTTAATGCGATTTTTAATAGCGAACAGGGCTGGCGATTTAGTCCGAATCAGTTGGCTGTGATTTTAAATAAAAAGGAGATGTTGCGATAATGGAAAAAGAGCAAAATACCGGCAAGCAAGCAAGCAAGCAAGCAAGCAAGCAAGCAAGCAAGCAAGCAAGATGAGTGTAAAGGGGCGGGCTATGTTTAAACAAGCCCCATTGCCTTTTATCGGGCAAAAAAGAATGTTCTTAAAGCATTTTAGTCAAATTTTAAATGATAATATCAGTGGAGACGGCGAAGGCTGGACGATTGTAGATGTGTTTGGTGGTAGCGGTTTGTTATCTCATACTGCCAAACAACTCAAGCCACGAGCAAGGGTGATTTACAACGATTTTGACAACTATGCCGAGCGTTTACAACATATACCCGACATTAATCAACTACGCCAACAATTAGCTGTTGCCCTTGCTGATTGCCCCAAAGATAAGCGGTTAGATAAAGCGAAAAAATTACAACTAATTGAGATTATTGAAGCGTTTAAGGGATATAAAGACCCACATATTCTATGTTCTTGGCTATTGTTTAGCGGTCAGCAAGTGAAGAGCATTGAGGAGTTATATACTCAAGATTTCTGGCATTGCTTACGGCAGAGTGATTATCCAAGTGCTGATGGTTATCTTGAAGGGGTGGAGATTGTTTGTGAGTCGTTTCATCAATTAGTGCCACGCTTCTCAGGTAAGGAAAAGGTATTGCTTGTCCTTGACCCACCCTATCTTTGCACCAAGCAGGAAAGCTATAAACAGGCAACCTATTTTGATTTAATTGACTTTCTAAGGCTTATTAATCTAACCAAACCACCTTATATCTTCTTCAGTTCAACGAAATCGGAGTTTATTCGATTTATTGAGTATATGCAGGAAGATAAAGTGGATAATTGGCAGGCGTTCGATGGAGCAAAGCGAATTGTAATCAATACGTCTACAAGTTATAGCGGCAAGTATGAAGATAACTTAGTGTATAAATTCTAA